TGGCTCATATTCTTCTCATATTCCAATGGATGAATGCAAGTTTTTGTCTGGTAATTGTAATAGGCTTGTTCGCCTTTGTCAATGATAGTGCCAGTAATACCGCACTTCATCTGGTAGCTGAGTGTGATTAATTCGTGCATGGGTTTTTTGTTTTGGTTGTGTCGAATGTAAAATTAGGAAGTTTTTGTAAATATTTGAAAGTTTTTTGCTAAAATTTTGTTAAAGCTTTGCAAAAGTTTTTGTCCATGCAAAAGATTTTTGCCCTAGATTTTTGTGGGTTTTTTGGACGGGTTTTTTGCTAGGTTTTTGGGCATATGTAACTACAAAACAGTTGCAAGGGCAAACGTCCTGGAAATTGCATACCAATACCAATACCGATATAAATATCAATTTTATGCCTATTTTTAGGCTTATTTTGGCTATATCTTTTTTCTAGCTTATCATGTTATTAAATTTACTTTTTAATGTCTTATTTTGGCTTAAAATAGCTTTTTAACGGGCTAAATGTTCAAACCAACTTTTTTTACTTTGTTCCTCTAGTTCCTTTGCTACTTTCTCCGCTATTTTTTCGAGCGTTTCAGTATAAAGATCTTTGTAAAATTGCAAAAGGTTTGCGTCCTTAGGATCATTTTCTTGCTCTAGCTTTAAAATGATAACCTTTAAGTCTCTAATATTCATTTTATTTTGTTTTGGTTTGCTCCTTTGTACGGTTCGAACGTATAAACCTACCAAAATAGGCAAAGGATAAAGGGCTAAATTAATAGCCCTTTTTTATCTACTATCTAACTACAAAACCGCTTAGATCCTTTTTAGCGTCTCCTTTAGCTTTAAGCCCTACCACTACGTTGACAGGATCAAAATAACGTAGGTCGGTATCGTCCCCGTTTATAACTTTGTAGCCGTTCCACTTTTTAGGTAGTTGGTCTTTAAAAACTATTGCAACGTTCCCGCCTAATTTTAAGATCCTTTTAGCTTCAATTTCGTTTGACTCAGATCTAGAAAAAGTTACTTTGTAGCTAGTATTTTTATATCTAGAAATTATATTCGGGTTCTTTGTATAGTCGTAAAAAAGTAAAGTACTATAGAAAGGATCTAAGAAATTTATCCCGCTATAGCGTTCTAGCAAATATAAATGATCGACGTCGGACGTACCGTTCAAACGTATTGCAATTTTATTACCTTTCTTTATTGTCTTATCATGAATTGAAAGTATTTCGTTTGCTAGTTGAATATAAAAATTAGAACGATCGTAAGCCCAAAACTTTGTTTTGTTTATTCTAGAAAGTTGAACGTTTGAAAACCTACCACGTCCCGCGGAATATAAACAGGAGGACGTGCAACCTTTAGACGCAAAAGGGCAAAGGTTAAAGCCCTCAACCGTATTAGCGGGGGCTAAATAAAGTATAAACGTCTCTAGATCGTTCTTTATTGTTTTGCTGTTTGTTGATCCCTTACTTAAAAGGTTCTTAACGGGCTTGTAGCTGTTTTGCGGTTTGTTTTGTGTAGTAGTTTGCATAAATAGATATTTTACTTAATTTTTAAATATGTTAAATTAGGGGCTATAAACTTAGGGCTGTTGGTATTAAAATAACCTTGGTCGCAATATCCTATAGACTTTACTATATTACGATAAAGAAAAAATTGTAACTTTTTATATTGTTTTGTTCTTTCAGGTACTTTACAATTGCGTACCGTGTAAAGGAATTTACTATCTACATTTTCAAGTAAGTAGTAAAAGTAAAAGTTTTGTTTTGTTTTGTTTTTCATGTTTATTTATATTTTGTTAAGTCTTGAAATATTGTTTTGATTAAGGTAATTAATAACGTCCCAATGATTAAGTAAATAGCTAGATCAATAAAGTTTATCATGTTTATTTTATTTTGGTTAATAGATAGTCAGTTAATAGTTTAGCCGACTTTGATAAGATAAGGATAAATAATACTATTGAGTAGATCAATAGAAAGTTGCTTAAGTTTTGCATATGTTTTGTTTTGTTTAGGATATAAAGATAACTACTTAATACATACAAAGTTCAAAAATATTCAAATATTTATAAATTAATTTTAACCTGGAGCAATACCTGGAGGATATAATTATATAGTATACTAGTATAAAGTATGTAATAACTAATTTAATACTATATTAATATAGTAAGTAATTAATTACTTAAGTACTTAGTAATTTAATTAGTAGGTTATATATTAATAGAATACTATCCCTGTTTTTTACTTTTTGCATTTGTGCCATCAATCAATCATTAAATTATTCGTACTAACTTTGGCTAACACATACCAACAAATTAACCAATGAATATAAACGCCATTTTAAGCCCGAATAAGACATTCAAGGTATTTAGTAGTACATGGACTAGCCATGCCTTGAGAAAGTAGGTGCTAACCTAATTTAAGGGCTAAATAGACGGGTTTTTCGGTATGCCTACCCCCTACCCTTTGTTTTAGCGTTAACAAAATTTTAACACCCTTGTGCCCCCCAAAATTCTGATATAAAACAATGATTTTAACATTTTTAAACATTTGAGATGAAAGATACTTACGGCAAACGAGAGTACACTTGTAAATGTGGAACTAAAACTGATGGATACGTTTGGTTTAGTCAAATCAAGACTACACAGTTTGAATGCACTAATTGTGGCAAGTGGTTAGGTCATGACAACCTAGAGAAGAAGGTTACTAGCATTATTTCAATACGCACACCAACAAAGAATAGATAATATGAACGCACAATTCAAAGAAATAGCTAAAGAGGCTTTTATCATAGCCTACAAGGAGAACTTTGGCAATATCACCATATCATGTGAGGCTTCTGGAGTCGGTAGAACGCAGTATAAGACTTGGTTGAAGGATGATCCTGAGTTTGCTAAGAGGTTGGCTGAAATCGAGCCTGAGGAGATAATGCTTGACTTTGGCGAACAAAAGCTAATGGAGAGGATTGCTAGGGGTGATACCTTAGCGACCATGTTCTTACTGAAGACTAGAGGTAAGAGAAGAGGATATATCGAGAAGACTGAGGTTGCTCATGAAGGAGATGTGGTTAAGCAGATTACAGTCAACGTAGTTAAACCGAATCAAATTGGAGATATTATGAAACAAATAGACGGAGATGAGCACAAAGCGTTACCTCAAGGTGAGATAGTCAACTTTGATACGCAAACAGAGCCAGGAATGGTCGTACCTGCTTACAAGGCAGGAGAAAGTGATGAAATCCCACTTTACAACCATGATAAAGGCGAATTATTGGATATTAATGAAGATGGTGAGTATGAGGAGTAGCTACAATGCCTCTATTTCGCATTTTAAGGCGATTCTAGGGCTTTTAACCCTATGTGTAGTACTATGTATCCATTTTGGGATTGAAAGGCTTAAATGGGGCTTAAAATAGCAAAGTGAAAAGATGAACTAAAACTCGTAGTGCCTCGTAGCACTCGTAGCATTCGTACTAACTACGACTACTACGAATAGTACGACCCCTACCTTCCTATAAAACCAAAAGTTTTCTAATGGAAAACACGCAACCAATTTTTTAATTTTTTTTCCTATGTCTTATGAATGTAACCACAAACATCGTCTTCGAAATCCTGCAAAACAGCCAAAAAAAAATATCAGTTATGCAAGGCGGAACAAGGTCTGGCAAAACTTACAATGTATTGACCTGGTTTATCGTGAAATTATTACAAGAGAAGGGAAAAACCCTAACCATTTGCAGATCCTCGTTGCCATCCATAAAAGGCTCAGTGATGAGAGACTTTATCGAAATACTCTCGAAATATGGATTATACTCAGAAGAAAAGCACAACAAATCAGAAAATCTTTACTTCTTAGGAGGCAATGTCGTAGAGTTCGTCTCTACCGATCAGCCACAAAAAATAAGAGGTCGTAAAAGAAACTACTTGTTTATAAACGAGGCTAACGAGGTAAACTACGAATCTTGGATGCAGTTAGCATTAAGAACCACAGAAAAGATTGTAATTGACTATAACCCTTCGGATTACTACTCTTGGATTTACGATAAGGTTGTTCCGAGAGAAGATGCTGACTTTACCATCACTACCTACCTAGACAACCCATTTCTTGAAAAATCAATCGTAGATGAGATTGAGAGGCTTAAAACAGCCGACCATGAATATTGGCGAGTTTATGGCTTAGGGGAGAGAGCAATATCCCAAGCGACCATTTATACCCATTGGAAGCGTAGAAGGAACTTCCCTGATGGCGGAGATGTGTTTTACGGACTTGACTTTGGCTTTAACAACCAAACAGCCCTTGTTAGGGTTAAGAACTTTGATGGCGAGTTATTTGTTGACCAATTAATCTACGATACCAAAATGTCGACTGCTTTACTAATCGACAGGATGAGATCACTAGGTCTTGATAGAAACTCAGAGATATATGCCGACCCTGCTGAACCAAAAACCATCTCGGAGGTGAATAAGGCAGGATTTAACTTAAAGAGTGCTGTGAAAGATGTTTATGCAGGAATCAACAAGGTAAAATCATTTCCTTTGCATATTAGGTCAGAGTCCTTAGATTTGCTTGATGAGATTAAAAACTACAAGTGGAAGACCGATACAGATGGCAATACACTTGATGAACCTGTGAAGTTTCGAGATCACTTAATGGACTCTATGAGGTATGCCATATACACAAAATATGCGAAACCGAAAAGAGGGTGGGTTGTATAGCATAAAAATTTGTTACTTTTGTAAAAATAATATATAGCGTGAATTTAACGGACATACTAAAGGCAGCTAACCCTTTTCAACAGAAGGCAGCTCCAAAGGTGACTTTTAACAATCCTTTTACTGATTTCGGTGGATTGATTGGCGGAAGAACACTTTATCCAGAATTAGACCAGCAAAAATTTGTACTTGACTATAAAAACAATAGTGAGGTATATGCTATCATCAAACGTATCTCTAAAACTGTTTCTACTGTTCCTTTCTATGTTTATCAAGTAAAGAACAAAAAAGAGTTAGCAAGATACAAGTCAATGCTAAGTAATGCAACATCTACAACAGATATTGCTAAAGCTGAGTTAGTTCGTGTAAAAGCAGTTGCTGAAATTGCTGATTCACCTTTAAACGATTTGTTAGAAAAACCAAATGAATATCAATCATTCTCTGAATTTATCGAGAGTGCTGTAGGTTATAAACTAATTACTGGTAACACTTACATCTGGGCGAATAGACTAGAGTCTGGTAAGGTTGCTGAACTTGTTACACTCCCATCTCAATACGTTGCCATTATTTCTGATGGTACAATAAATGGGGTTGAAGGTTATTCTTTTACGCTAGTTGGATGGGATCAATTAGATGCGAA